ACTTCTATATTCTGACAAGTCCATTTAAAAGACTCACAGCAATATAATGCACCGTTAAAAATTATGGGTTGTCCTAAGTTAGTGGTAAGAAAATTATCTATCTCTATGTATTCTGTAAACTTAGTCACTACTAATGATAGTGCCTGTGTTTTGGCAACTTGGTTAATTTGGTTTCTGTTGCCTTTCTCATCTACACCACCATAGTAATTTTGAGTTAGATATGAAGATTCAAAGCTGAGAGCATTTTCCCAGCTTAGTTTAAGGGAATTAGGGGCAGTAGCAAACATATTATTTAGGGAGAATTTGATTTATAGGTACATCTAATGCACGAGCGATCGCTTCAATTTCGCTATAGGCAATTGATTGTCTTCTAGACTCGCGATGTTGAAATAAGTTTTCAATAGCAGATATGACTTCTACAGTTTTTCCTACTTTAGAGGCTAACTGTTTCCTAGACATATTTTTTTGTTCTCTACAGATAAAAATGTGTATTCCTATCTTTTCTTCTGCTGTGAGATTATCATAGACATTGGCATCAGCAATAATAGTCATATTTTAAATTGTAACTCCATTGATTATTATACATGAGTATTGGTGAAAATCGCGGTTATTAGTGGTTTTCACTAATACTGATACAAAGATATATATTATTGTTGCTAGTATGGTTGTAGTTATAAAAATTTTCACTTTATGGCTACAAAAAATAAATCGTTATTAACTAAATTTTTATCTACAGATTTACAATTGAACCGTGAAGAAAGAACTGTTGGTTTTTCCTTTACTTCTAAAAGTAATATCTGTGAAAGATATAGTTACTCAGAACTTCCAGATGGCGCGAGCGTTATCTTTGATGAGTACCTATCCCATGATCCTGAAGCTTGGGATCTAACTAGAGTTACTAACAATGCCTGTCCTTTCCTTAAAAATCATGCTCGCGGTCAGAAAATCGGCATTATTAAGAATGTATCTTTAGATGGTGAGAAAGGTACTTGCATAACAAAGTTATCTAAAAATGCTTTAGCCGATCAATTCATATCTGATATTGAAGATGGAACTTGCGGCGGGATTAGCTTTGGCTACATGGTAGAAGAATACAAGGTTATTACACCTGCTGAATATTCTATTGATGATGATGGCTATAGAAAGCTAACTAAAAAAGCACTTTTAGAAGCCACAAAAATAGTTTTATTTGAAATTTCATCTGAAGACATACCCGCAGATCCAACTGTTGGCTATGGTAAATCTTTTGTTGAATTAGACAATGTAACTATTGATGGAAACCCTAATTTTTATCCACAATTACAAGAAAAAACCATGAATCAACCTGATACTAAGTCTCTAGAGTTAGAGTTAGCCTCTACTAAGTCTGCATTATCAGAGGCTGATAATCTTAATGCTTCCCTAAAATCTAAACAGGAAGTTTTAATTAGTGAAAATAGCAACCTGCAAGCTAAACAACAAATCCTAGTTAGCGAAAATGGTAAGTTAGCTGAACAAGTTAAACAGTTTGAATGGCTCTTAGAACAAAAAGCTGAAATCATTTCTAATTTTGAGAAAAAAGAATTAGTAGCTAGTCGTTACTATGATTTACGTCAAAAAGCAGAAGATTTAGTATCTCAAGCTAAATTGTCCGGTAGTGAGTTCAATGAATTATTCTCTACTGTTCCCAGTGAGGATATTGAGATTCATACTAAGTCTCAAACCGACAAACTTGGTTATATTGATTTTCACTTAAGTTTGATTGAAAAACGAGCTAAACCGCTAATCAATCTTGAACAATCTATTAAAGAACCAGTTTCTAATCCTGGACAAATTGATTTTAAACAGATTGAATCCCATGCAGCGGAACTGCTTAAAACTGTAAATCAATCACCTATCTTTATGTAAGGTTATAAAAAATGAGACACGAAACCTACGTTTACGATGACGAGTTATCTGGTTTTTTACCTGTACTAGCTAGATCCGAAGCTATTGCTACTCGCTACCAATCTTTAGATTCTGATTATGTCACTGGTAAAGAGGGTGCTATTAGAAAACTGGTCAAGATTTTCGCCCCTGGTTTTTTTGCTGGTAGTATTCCTGGTTCTTCAAAAGCTCGGATTTTACCACGCATGACAACTGTTGCTGCCACTGCTGCTAGTGGTACAAGTGTTACATTTAAATCTGGTACTGCGGGTATTTTTATACCTGGCGATGTCCTCTCTATTATTCCTCCAACTGCACGAGTTAACGTTGCTTCTGCTAGTGGCGGTTGGGCTGCGGGTGATACTGTCACATTAACTATCAATGGACAAGCTTTAGTCTATACCGTCGTTAGTGGTGATAATGGCGGATCTTTGACCGCAACTAACGCCAATGTAGCTAATAAGCTAATCGTAGCCATCAATGCTAATCCTTATCTATCTAGTTTAGTTAGTGGTTTAGCTATAGCTGGTTCTGGCACTAGCACAGATATTGTTTTGTGGGCTAAAGATTTTACCAGTGTATATAGTTTAGCTGCGGCTGATACTGCTACTAATGGTACTGTTACTGCTTCGGCTGCTAATCTTGCACCAAATACCGTAGTGGGAACTATCTCTGCTGTTAATACTGCTACTGATGTAGTTACTATTAGCGCGGCGGCTGTGTCTGTTCCTTCTGGTATGCCTTTAGGTGTTTCTACAAGTTTACCTGATAATTTAGGTATGCTTTCCCCATCTATTCCCATTGACTTGTTATACAGAGAGAGTCAAAATTTCGGTTTATACATAGATACCGACGTTTATCTAAACCGACTTCCCTACATAGATGGTCAATTGACTGCGTTGTATTCTCAAATCAATTTAGTTTAGGTGGTGCTAAAAGATGCCTTCAATTATTGAATTAGTAAACAATCAACCTGGTGTAGTTCAGCGTGCTATTGACTTGCAGCTTTCTACAGTCTCCAGTACAGGCGAGGTCTACCGCGACGGTTATCCTGACCCCGCATTAAATCGCTTCTTTCCTTTTGTCCAATATTCAGATCCTATCCTTGCGTTATTAAAGTTGCGTTCCTATACCCCTACTGTGGGTTATGTAGTGGCAACTGATGGCGACATTCCTAAAGATAGCGAGCGCATCACTGTTACTCAAGAAACCTTTGGTAACTTTAAACTAGCTAAATCTCGCTTAATCACTGAAGAAGATTTTATTGTTGCTCGTCAAGCTGAACAATTGGCTTTGACTGGTAATGGTCAAGCTGCCGAAGCTATTCGCAATATGTTCTTAGCTGTTCCGGCAATGCTTACCCAATCTCTGATTAACTTGCATACTGTAATGTCTTTACAGGTTGCTTGTACAGGTGCTTGTAATTATGCTGATCCTGTGTCAGGTATTACAGCTAATCTTAGCTACATTGGCCAAATTCCTCAAAACAACTTAGCAACTGCTTTGACAGGTTCAGCAGTATGGAGTAATTGGGTAACAGCTAACGGTATCAACGATATTGTTAACCACATGAACGATTACTACAACAACCTGAAAAAGTTCCCTCCGTTTATTGTCATGTCTCGTAAAACAGCTAACGACCTACGGAATCAGAACAGCACTAAGGCAATTGTGGCTCGTAATACTGGCGTGTTAATGGAAGTTGGTGCGCCTGACGCTGCTGCTGTTGGTCAATTACCTCCTCCATCTTTAGAGGCTGTGAGTGATGCAATTAACAAGCGTTTGATCGCTGGCGGTGGTCAGTATGGAACTACTCAGATCATCGTATCTGATGCTTTCTACTACCAACGTGGTGCTACTGTGTCCGGCACTCAAACCCTTCCTTATATTCCTGCTAATCACTATTTCTTTGCTACCGATAACTATATTGAACGGGCAATTGTACCTACTGCGTCTAATAACTTTGCAGGTGGTTTAGTTACAACTACCGAAATAGTTAGTAAAGAACCACCCCAAGAAAAAATTACCGTAGCAGGTCGTGGATTTCCCTTAGTACCAGATCCTCGGTTTATCGGTGCAAGAAAAGTGGAAGTAGCTTAGTGCTGTGACCATCGGATCTTGTTAGTGCCTGTTGTTCCAGTGATGGAAGTTCCTTTTGTAAAAGATGCCCTTTCATCACTGGAATAAGTAACTATTTTTAAGAGTCGTTGGTATTCTAAACCGTATTTGCTCAAAGCGTAACTATTGTCGGATAACTGTTGTAATTCTACCCTGTAAGAATCATCTTCTACTTCTAAAATTCTTAATGTTCCTGCCGTGTAGTCGCTGTTTTCACTAGGTTTAGTAATGGAGATTTTATGAGCTATTAGTAACTCGGTTGCTGTGTTTTTTAAAGTTCCCCAATTATAAATATTTATTTCTGACAGAACGTCAGTCATAAATAAATCAAACTTAGTTTCCTCACCTGCAAATTCTGGATATTTAACAATAAAATCAGCAAAGTAAATCATGATAGAGTCCTATGTTTCCCAAACTATTGGTTATGTGAATAAGCCGCATTTTGCGACTAATTTAATCTTAACTTTTAAAGTGGGTGGCGGACAATTTATTGAGGATGCTGTGGGTAATTTAGTTGAAAGTTCTACTAATGTTGTAGTGACAGCAACGGTAAGCAATGACTCTCAACCTAGCGTTATTCCTGAAGTAGCAGAAATAGGACAGCAAGTTATGCGACTTAAAGGCAGATTAACTTCAGAGTTACCTCCAGAAATCAGTTACGAGTCTATAGCAACGGGAGTTTTAACTGATGCTCAAGGAATGGAAACCATAGGGATATGGCGATTCAGACCTGTTGCTCAGAACCGGATCACTAATTATTTAATAGCTAGAAATAAATATATTGAAGGTACTTTAACAATAGCTAGTAAGGTGTAAAGAAATGGTAGAAGTTAAGTGGAATCAAATTAATATCCCTAAAAAACTTAAGGCAATTCATTCCTGGAATACACCCTATGCAGCTATGGTTCATGAGGGTACAACTTCTGTTAATGGTAACGAGAAACCTGCTAGACCTTGGGTAGATGTTGCCATAAAAGAATATGATTTTTTAGGAAACTATGCTGATGGTTTTTCCCAATCTGAAAGCTTCAAAGAGGCATTTTTAAAAATGTCCGAAGGATTTGGAGAAAACTGTCAATTAAATATTAGCGATACTAGGTGGCAATGGCCACGCACTACTGTTAGAAAAAGTGGTGCTGTTGTTGATTCTCCTAGAGATATCGTTGATACGGGTGCGTTGAAAAATTCTTATCAGGTGCAGTATGAAAGTAGCTGATTTAAGAAGGATTTTAACCACTTTGTTAGCTACGGAGCTAGGTGTTTACTCAAATGGAACTCCCTCTGTTTGGGTTTATGGAAGTTCTTCTCAACCTCCTTCCTCTAGTAACGGGCTTGAATGTTTGATTAAAGAAACTCCTGATACTGTAGCTATGGCTACTAGTGCCGGGTATAAGTACAAACCACAATTATGGGAAGTGACTTTAAGGAATTGGGCTAAAAACTCTAATTTACCTCTAGCAGTTTCCAAGATTGAAAAACGTTTTAATGTGACTCGCTATACCCATCTTCCGGCAGCGTCAGACACTTTAGAACAAAGCAAAATCCTCATTTTTGACCCTATTGTAATTTAATGTTATGCCCATCACTTTAGATTTTAGTCGTCCAAAATCTGTTACTACAAACTCAACTAACGCGGTTATCAATGCGGGTACTGCGGTAGAAGTAGATACAGGTTCAGAAGAGTCTTACTTTTTGCCTTTCACCCATGCGTCTATTACTCCTAGCGCGTTTAATGTAGCTGGTTGTAACTTAGTAGCAAGTAACACCACTATTACCACTACTACTGCCAATGGTTTTGCATCTGTGCGAGTGGGTGATGTAGTCACTGTTAATGCTGGTGGCGGTACTATTGCTGCTAACACTGTAACTGCTGTTAATAGCACAACTTCTATTACTTTAAGCGTTGCGCCTTCTGCTAGTAGTTCATCTGCTAATAGCACTACCCTAACAATTACACCTCCCGCTATTACACCTACTACTTGGAGTATTCGCTTAACCTACGTTAAGTCTGGCTCTGTGGTTTCAATTCGCCCTACTTTGTTCTTATACGACGGTAGTTTGAATGGTGCGGCAGGTACGGCAGCTAATGCTAGTGCTGTTATTAACTTGGTTGATGCTCAGGGTAACTCGCCTAGCGTTGATCTGGATGCTTTTTATAGCAATATCCGCGTGAGCAGAACCGCTTAATCTTTTTAATTTTGTTCAATTTCAAATAGGATTTTTAAACTATGGCAACTGCTAATCGTCCCGTACAGACTGTTATCCTTCAAAACTATACTTTAGATTTGAAGTTGTTACCTGAAAATACTCGTAGTGTTACCAGTGCAACTATTACCGCCCCATCTGGTGCTGCTGAAAGTGCTACTACTCTTAATGTGGTCACTACTGCGGGTGTTAACTACACCATTGCGGCTGGTACATCTTTAAATTTTGCTGCTCCTTCTAACCCTCTTAGCAGACAACAGGTATTAGTGTTAGCTAACGCAACTTTGAACGGTACAAGTACCGTAACTCTTAGCATTGCGCCTTTATTAGATCCCATTGTTGCTAACTCTACATCTCGCTTAGTGCAAGATATGTTCCCACTATTGGGAATTACTAGCTTTGGGTTACAGCCTTCTCCTACTGTTGTTGAGACTACACACTCTCAATCCGGTTCAGGTACTAGTTCTGCTATTATCCGTTCTAAGCGGGAAATATCTGTAGAAGGTATTGAATATGTAGGTGATATTGCTTTAGAACAATTCATCAAACGTACACACTTCGATCCTGTGTACATGAACCGTGAATTGTACGCTATTGCTACCTATCCTAACGGATCTAGATTTGAAGGGGCTGCTAAGTCTACCGCTTTAAACTTGACAGGTACACCAATGGAAGTAATGAAGTATACCTTTACTTTAGAGTTCCAAGACGATTGGATTTGGACTCCTGCCTACTACGCTAGTGGCGGTTTATCTAATGGTTTCCCCAACTATAACCTCTAATGAAAGTTTTGAAAGATAGTACAGGTTTACTGGCTGTCTTAATTAACTGCCGCATTACGCAAGATAGGTTGTTATGTGGTGCGGCAGTTTTTAGGGGTGGTTTATCTGGAGAAATTATTGTTTCTAATGACAAATCTACCTACAAAATTAAAATCCCTGATTCAGTTCAGACGGTGGCAACCTATCAAGTTTTTGCAGACTCAGATGATAATTTGGAGATTGAATATGCGTC